ACTCTGGATTAACCTGAATCATAATATCACCAGTTGCAGCATTACGAGCAACTTCATCAACGCCGCTGCCTTCCCACTTAAGGGTAATACCAAAGTATTGTGCAGTAAGATTACAGAAATCACGAATGCTGCTTTGAATACCAGTTGCTACAACATAATCATCTGGTTTATCATGCTGTAACATCATCCACATTGCACGAACATAATCCTTGGCATGTCCCCAATCACGAAGTGAGTCCATGTTACCAAGTTCTAGCACCTTCTGTTTGCCCAATACCATGTTGGCAAATGCCTTAGTAATCTTACGAGTAACAAATAGTTCGCCACGACGAGGAGACTCATGGTTGAATAGAAGACCATTGCAACCGAAAATCTTGTAACTTTCACGATAATTTACGGTAATCCAATAAGCATACAACTTGGCTGCGCTATATGGTGAACCAGGATAGAATGGAGTATCTTCTTTCTGTGGATTAAACTTTTGAATACCAAACATTTCACTGGTCGATGCCTGATAAAACTTGGTATCATTTTGCATTTTGAGACTACGAATAGTATCAAGAATACGCAATGGACCAAGAGCATTGGTATCACCAGTTAATTCTGGCATTTCAAATGATACCTTGACATGGCTTTGTGCCGCAAGGTTATAAATTTCAGTAGGACGAACCTTGTCAATAAGATTGCGAATACTGTTTGAGTCGCTTAGATCACCATTATGGAATGTTACTCGATCTTTAACATTCTGAATATTTGGGTGATCAAAGTTTGCGCTACGACGAATGAGACCATGAACTTCATAGCCTTTGTCTAGCAACATTTCTGCCAAGTAGCTGCCATCTTGACCTGCGATACCTGTAATAAGTGCCTTTTTCATTGATAATTCCTTTGATACTGTATATATTTCTGATTATATGCGGACATAAATTTATGATACTGTAAAATCTTCCATGCCTGCGGTTTTAAGTCGAACCAAATGACCCAACATAAAATTCTTACTTTCTAGTGCCTTCATGATACCTAACCAACGGTTGCGAAGTAGTGCAACCTCATTGATAATGGTTTCATAATCAATAACTTCATCTTCGCCATCAACATATTTTTCAGCATCTCTTGCACTTAATGCACGAGCATAATGTTCCAAATACTTCTGGAAATGTTTACGGCGAACTTTACGCAATTGAATGTTCAAGAAATTTAAAACTGCTTCAATTTCTTGCAACTGATTAAAACGATGCTCGGTAATACCAGGTAAGCCACTTATGTTTTTTTCCACGATACCACCAATATTGATATCACGCTTTGCTCCATTAAGTTCAGTTTCATAATGCGCAATAAAATCTGGAATTGCACCCATATTTTGACTTACTCTGGTATACCAGTTACTCATTCGTCGTCTTCGCTATCTTCGTCAGCGTCTTCCACATCAAGATGCTCAGCAATTGCTGCTCGCATGGCACTATCAACGGCTAGTTCTTGTAAATCGTGATCTGTAATGCCTAATTCAACCAACTCATTAATAACATGGTCGGCTGCTACCTGACGGTCTTTTGCTGAAATATATTCTTTGACAGTTTGCCAAAATTGAACAAGTAATTCACTTGTATCACTCATCTTCTACTTCTTCCTTCTTAGTAATAGGAGTATGCTTATTATACTCTTCCATAATTATATCCAACTGGTCATCAGTAAAGTTTTTGCGAAACTCCTTGATGATTTCACCAGTAACTGGACTAGTATATGCAAGACGATTGCCTTCTTTGACAAGAATACCTTCATCTTCCATCATTTCAATAAGACCGCTATAAGGACTCATGCCAGTAGTGTATGGAATTTTAACCTGAACACTTTCAAATGGCTTAGCATAACGAGTTTTCATCACCTTACATGCGGCACGAATACCATTTACTTCCGATGTCTTGTTGCCATCTTCATCTTCCTTCAATTTCAATTTGCGCATAGCAACCACAATAGAAGAAGCATACACAAATCCTTGTCCACCAGAAATCTTATCATCTGGATCAAACATATCTTGCGAAGCATAGGTATGGTTAGTTGCGACCATGCCAATGTTATAAGAACCAAACATATTAACACAGTTACGAACTAGGGCGGTCAATGCCTTTGGCTTACGACCCATGTCGCCCTTCAAATCACCTGACTCAAACTGATTAACATCGGTTGGAGTAAGCAACATACCAAGAGAGTCAATTACAAATAGAACCTTTGGACGCGCTTCTTCTGCCATTGCCTTATAATGATCCATGAAGTTAGTGATAGTCTTGGCGACATCATCAATCATTGCCATATTAAGCTTAAGAAGATGATCTTCATCAGTCTTAACGCCAAGTGCTTTTAGCCAATCTTCATCAAGCGCATTTTCAGTATCAATAAGAATGACATAAATTCCCTGATCTTGAGCGTTCTTGACAATATTGCCGCTGCAAATATAACTCTTACCAGCGCCAGACTCACCAGCAAATACGGTTACCTTTCCAAGAGGAATACCCTTGTTAAAATCACCACTGATACGATAATTGAGCGTATAATTTCCCGTAGAGACCCAATCAGTTGGATCATTATATCCAACACTCATGCCTGGAATTGCTTTTGTTAAATCTTTTCTAAAACGTGCAATGTCAAATGGTTTAGCCATGTTATAGTCCTTCTTTAATTAATATACCATAAAGTTCTGGAAAAGTGGTAATAAAATTTGTGCCTCGTATTTTATCTTGAACTTTTATATATTCAAATAATTGTTCAGAATTGTCTTTATCACTTGCTGTCAAATTTTGTAATTCATTGTTAATAAGTTTAGTTTTAGCGGCATTATTAAATGGATTTTTATATTTTATACTTAAGCAGTCAGGCTCATGTAATATTCCATAAGACAATGGTATATTAACTAGTTTAGCAAAATTTTCTATATTAGTAAAATCTTCAATAGTATAAACACTCAAAGTTGTCCAAAAATCTAACTCTAAAAAATTACTTTCACTACGTAATGCAAGATAACGATGCAAAACATTATTAAAATTATACCACTTAAGTGGGTATCTAGCATATTCAAATACTTTACCAACACCATCTAAACTTATTGTTACTATTACTTTAATTTTTTTTTCTAATATACTAGGTAAATTATCTATAAATTTACTGCAATTTGTATTAATTCGTAAAATTTTTAAATTTTGTGGCAAATTCTCAAGAACATTTTGATAATTTGGACTATTACTTGGTTCACCACCATTAATATCCAATTCTATAATTCTATCTTGTGGAAGTTCTACAAATTTATTATAGTTATTAACTAATTTGTAGTATTTTCCAAATTTCAAACTTCCAATTTTTGTACTTAAATTTTCATTGCAAAACTGACAGGCACTATTGCAAATATTGTCAAGTATTCCACCAATAATCAAATAATCTTCATGATATTTTTTAAGTATTTTGTGCCTATCAAAAGCATGATTTCTTATACTTTTTTGACCAAGTTCTTCTTCTTGTTTACATCTTATACATTCTGATGGTAAAGTATCAGAATTTTTTAAATGTTTTAACCATTCGCTTTCTTCTAATTGCTGTAAGGAATCAAAACTTGGTTGCGCAACCATGTGTCCGCAAATTTCAATATTTCCATCAGGCATTATTCTTCTAAAATGATTAATTCTTGGGCAAAACATTAATAAGATTCTCTGAATGTTCAAAAATATAACGATAACCCAATTTACATTCTTTTTTATAATTGAGTAATAAATCTTTAAAACTTATATCTGTATTAATATATTTCATAAGAAAATTGTCTGCTTCAATATAAAAACCCATCATTGAAATTACATCAATATCATTTTTAAAGTTGTAATTCTGTTTTAATGACTCATTTTTATTTAAATCAGTATAATCTTTAATGGATTCTATATGTTTAAATGATAAAATAACTTCAGGATTTGTGTATCTTCCCAGACTAATTAACCATAAAAATTGAGATAAAAAATGTTTATTAATTAAAAGGTTATTTTTTATAAGATAAATTATAGTTTTTTCATCTAAATTTTCTCGCAAAACATGCTCAATAACTGTGTTTATTCCAGTTTGAAATCTTTCAACAGGTTCTCGTACAAATACAATTATTTTATGACAATTTTTTATTTGCGTGTTTAATAAAATTTTCCAATTATTTAATTTAGCAGTTTGAAATAAACTACTGCTGCCATTTTTAAATATAGGATAGATAAATTCGTGCGAGGCCGTTTGAATGATCTCGCACTTATTTGGATATAAGACCTTATCAATCTCTGTGAACATTACTCGGCCGTTTTACGATTACGAATCATGCTAAGAATATCAGCAGCCTTTTGGTTGCTATCAACCTTTGGTGCAATGCTTACTGGTGCACTTGCAACTGGCGTATCATCCATATCAAAAGGAACATCCTCTTGAACTGGTACTGGACGGCTATAAGCTACAGTTGGTTTTGCAGCAGGAACATCATCAGCATCGTTGTTGCTGTTGCCCAAGCCGCTTGGCTTGTAGTACTGACCCCAACGACTTTCATCATAGGTAGCGCCATCAACAGATGCTTCAAACATCTCTTTGATGATCTTCAATTCAGTATCGCCTGGTTTCTTTGGAAGGAAACTCTTCAAATCAAACAAACCATAAGCATCAATTGCCGCACGTTCTGTTTGAGTGAGTGATGATTCCTTACGTGCCCACTTGCTGGTAGCATAATCTGCATACTGACCCTTGCTAGTTTTAGTGATACTGAAATCCAACCCACGTTCAAAATCTGTTGGAATTTCTTCGATATCAGGGTCTTTCAATGCAGCAATGATCAAAGGATATATGCTGGGGCTAATTACAAACCTACGAATTGGATTCTCAGGAGTGCTGTCTTCTGCAAGTGGATTATCACGGATAAATCCTTGGAAGAGATATGAACGCTTCTTCCAATACTTACGACCCATTTCTTCAAGACTCTTGTCCTTAAACCAAGTGCGAACCTCTGTAAGAATTGGGCATGTTTCATTATACATTTCCACGCATGGAACTTGAACAATGACAGGTTTACTGTTCATTTGACCCTTTACTCCGCTAAATGGAAGACGAATCATTGCACGTTCAACCCA